GTTTTTTTCTTTCATGCAGTTGAAGATAAGCTCCATAAAATTATTGGAAATATTTACTCCATGATGTAAATTATGTGTCCTATAATTTTGATCTCCAGTAAATTTTCTCATTTCTAAGAACTGTAGAATATCAGGATGATCTATATCTAAAAATGCTGCGTAAGATCCTCTCCTAGTTCTGCCCTGTCTGTATGCCAAAGAAGAAGCATCATAGACTTTAAGGTGGGGCATTACACCAGTGCTTTTTTCATCTACCTCTCTGATTTTTACATGTATCCCAACTCCTCCCCCTAACATACTTAGCCAATTTACTTCACTGAGGGTATCTACTAGTCCTTCTGCAGTATCTTCTAAATATGATAGAAAACAGGAAATGGGTAATCCCCTACTAGATCTTCCATTACTGAGTATAGGAGTGGAATAGGAAAGCCAATGCTTTGAAGCGTAATCGTAGAGTCTTTGTGCATGTTGACGGTTAGAACTAAATTTGGAAGAAACATAAGCTAATCTTTCTTGAGGAGATTCTTCACTTGGAAGCATGTAAGATTCTGATAATCTAGCTAATCCTAATTCATCGAATAAACAGTCCCTGCTAAAATCCATTTTTATATCGTTACACAACATCATTTCTTCTTACCCCTCACTGGTTTTTTTATTTTTAAAAAATTCACTGCTAAGTTAAACGAATTTAAATTAATTTTTTCATTTAACCAATTTTCATCTATGTATCTATCACAGTATAAAAAATTGTTTTTCCCACACCAATCTGCATAAGTAGTTCTACTGCCTTTTCTTAAAGTAGATTTTGAATTATAGAATACAAATCTTAGGTCTAACTCTGGAAATAGTTTCTTTATCAGAAGATGTTTCTTCCGATCTTCTGTAGTAAATCTTCCCTTGCTTTCAATGACTATACCGTTAGGTAGGAAAAAGTCTGGAGTGTAGGTTCTGATAACTGCAGGAACGGTGTACTTTATGGAGAGAGTTTCGTATTTTACTGATATGTTAGCTTTTTTTAACTGTTGAGCAATTTTATCTTCTAGCCCACTCCTATAGCCATGTTGTATTCCTCTAAATTTTTTGTAGTCATAAAACATCCCTGCTCCTTATTCATCTTCTTCAGTATAATGAGTGTACCAAACCATTTTTGGATTTTGAGCTTTTGATCTGGCTTGAGGAAGATACTGAGCATCGGGCCAGCAATGTCTTACAAAACTACAGAAACTACAGGTTACAGGTAATTTTTTATTTCCTGTAGGTTTTTTGTAGAAGTACTCATCCTGCTCATCAAAACATTTTTCAAAAGAATGATCCTCTGTAATATACTTTATAGTTTCTTTTATTTTTGTAACTTCTTGTTTCTGCTCAGTTTCTAACATAGAAAATTCAACTACAGTTATTTCTCCTGTAGATTTATTTAAAACAATCCAACCTCCAGGTCTTTTATTCTGAGGTAAAGAGTAAGAAAGAAGTTGGTCAACATAGCCGAAATTATCTGTACCTGCAACTCCAGAAAATCCTTTCATCCATTTATTCTCATAGGCCCAAGGACTGGAAGATTTTATATCATAAACTTTCTCTTCCAGTTCGATATCATTTTCCCCTTCAATGATAGGATATTTGTTATTACCACCAAACAAATCCCACCTTATTCTATTTTTTGCTCCAGTAATTTTTATGTCAGTAAGTTTTATAATAAAATTAACAATAATTTCAGATAAATCACCCAAAACCATTCTAGTAAAATGATTGTATGGAAGTGGGTTTATTTCTTCTTCTTGTAATTCTTTCTTCTCTAGTTGTAATTGACAGGTAGGTTTTCCAACATTTGATGAACGTAGTCTAAACTTTTCTTTTTTCCTTTTGAATTGTTTTTCAAGTACTAACTTAAATTCTACACATGCTTCATCAATTAGCTTATCTATCTTTTCTTCTGGTGCTACCTCTGAATGTTTATTATTGCTCAATTTTTCTAGTACATTTTTTATTTTTACTTCTATAAGCGAAATCATACTAATTATTCTAATTGTTGAAATTCTAATTTAAAATTTTTTATATCTTTTATATCTTTTTCGTCTACTACATTTTGATCTACTTCTATTTTTTGTACTAAAGGTTTATATTTTTTTATCGTTCCTCCTTTCTCCATATATCTTTTTATAGCTTCATAGTGATCACTGTCTTTTTCTATTTCAGATAAGTCTGTAGATTCTTTTTCTAAAAATGGGCTAGTCTGTTGAACCAACAGATCACAAGATTCTCTAGCTTTCCCTAGTTCTCTTTTTGTCTTATTAGTCAAAAAAGTTTTAGGAAAAATTCCTCTTCTCTTCTGCTGGTTCATTTATAAATTATTAGTAATAAAATTAATTATTGAAGTCATCATCTAAAGAATCATCATCATATTCCTCTTCAGCCTCAACATGAGGATTTATGATTTTCGCAGTAAGTACTTGTTCTTCTTTATCAATTTTCGTTCCATACTGCTTGCCCTGATTCTTAGCCAGATTATTCTGGTGTTGAGTTTCAATAGAAACATTTTCCATCATAATCATATCCTTGAACATAGTCATAGTTTTGACTGTTTCTGGGTCAAAAACTAAAGGTTTAGCATAATCAGGCATAAATTTAATAACGTAATAAGTTACTGCTCCATTAATCATTTCTTCAGCTTCTAAAGTCACATTAAACTCATGGAAGAGTCTACTAGCCGGAAGTGTATTGACTACCTGATTATCGAATGGAATAAAATTACTTCCTTTCAATAAAAGAATACAAGGTTCTCTGTCGAACTCTACTTTTTCTTTATCTGCAGTAGTTCCAGTAAAAGAAACTACTCCTCTCAACTGTCTGAAACATCGAATGGTGCTATACTTTTTCTGTTCATATTTAGGTAAATCCCTAAAAATTTTAGAAGAAGGTTTACCACATCGAATAGTTCCTAACTGATCTCTAGGCTCTTCTTGAAAATTAGGAACTAAAATAGTTTTATTTTTTACAGAATTAGTTTCTTGATCGTAATCAATCCATTGATAGAGCATGGATAAAGGACGAAATACAACCTTTGGAGCATACGCAGGTTCAATCTGTGGATGTTTTAAAAAGAAGTGTCCTTCTGGAACTCTCCGATTTTGCTCATCTTTTTTAGCTAATTGAACTTTAAGATTAGGTAGTCTCTCAATATTTTTTGTACCTGCCCCCAATGCTTTAAGAGTTTCTTGCAACATTTCAACAGGAACGGATAAATCTGTAATCTGGTCAGTACTTAATTTTTCTGGCATAATAACCTATATTTGAACTGTTTCTGGTATAGTAATTTCTTCCATTTCCATCCAGTTATCTCCAACCTGTATCTCTATTTCTAGAGGAATAGATATAAAATAGTTAAATCTAACTGCAAATTCTTCTGGAAGATCCATCATTGAAAAAACTAAAAGTTCGATTACTTTACCTAATTCACCAGGGAAAACATCGACAACAATAGAATCATGTACAGTTATAATAACTAAAGAATTAAGCGTATCTAAAGCTGAATTCATTCGATGAACTGCTAACGGAACGATGTCTGCTGTTGCAAATGATTGCACCGGATAATTTTTGATGTTGGTAGCGTTTGAAGATCCACCATTTGGTAATCGAATAGTGTCTGGAAAGAAAAATTCTCTTCCAGATGGTGTGGTCACAGTACCAAACTTAATAGCTTCAGTCTGTAACTCCTCATGCCAAACTGCTAATCGTTCATAAATTTTAAAATACTCCTGGAAATAGGTTGCAATATGTGGTGGTTCACCTGCACCTTGACCACCGTAGAGAGGAGCAAAAGTATATTTTTTTGCTTCCTGTCGCATTTGTTTAGTTACATCTCCCTCCTTGCATTGGTTAATGATTGATGCAGTTTGCCTATGAACATCTCTACCTTCTAAAATATCTTTTTTAATTTGAGGATCTTGAGATAATTCTCCAGCAATCCTAAATTCTAGTCCTGAGTAATCAGCCTCTAAGATCTTACCTCCTCTATTAGCCCATCTACTTACTACGCATTTTCTTACCGGAAATAATCTACCTTTAGGCTGATTCTGAAAATTAGGATTGGAGCTACTTAATCTTCCAGTTCTGGTTATGCATTGATTAAAATTAGGATGAAGTAAAGAAGAATCAGATCTAGTCCAATATTTTATACCTTTAACAAAACTCTCTAAGTAAGTGTTGATTGAAGATAATCTGATATAAGAAGATAAAAATCTTTTAGCTACATCTTTTTTTGGGCTATCTTCCCATATCTCTATTTTTGATAATAATTTTTCAATAGTCTTTCTATCTGATTTAAAACCGTGAACTGAACAGTCATGAGGATTGTCAGGACTGAGTTTCAATCCTGCAGTTTCTGATGTATCAGTGTAAATAAATCCTTCTCCGCTACATTCCCCACATATATTTTCACGTTTGTACCTTTCTCCGTTTTTCTTAATTTTAAAAATCTTTCCCTTGCCTTTACAGGAGGAACAATGCTCTGATTTTTGTTTTTTTATAACATTAAAGTTCGATCTTATCTCACACCTAAAATCTTTGATGCTCATTTTAGGCGGTCTTAGTGGCTTTCCTCTCTCATCACATCCGATATTAAAGACTCTTTTATGGTATTGCTTGTCTACTATTTTTCTTGAATAGATTAGTTCTGATATGTCTGACCCAGAATTTAAATTGACTGGTTTATCCCCCATCAAAAATTTAGACATTTCATTTAACCCAATCAACAATTCTTCTTTCTCTTTTACATAATCTTTTTCAACCCTGTCTAATTCTTCTAAATCTATTGGTATACCGTTACCTTCAATTTCTTGTAATGTTTTAGCAAACTCATTGCACATATATATAAGAGGTTGTAATCCTACGTTTCTTTGTTCCTCCATCAATCTTTTTTGCTCTAAGTAAATATGTGCTGTAGTCAAAACATCCTGTTCTGCATATTCAATTAAAATATCTAAAGGGATTTCATCAAAGCCTAGACCATCTCCTTTCTTGAATAATGTATCGACTAGATCAGTTTTCTTAGAGGGGGCATTTCTTCTTACAGCAGTTTTAGCTAATGATAAAGGTAGTCTCATCCCTCTAGCTAATAAATACTCAACTACCATCGTATCCCACAAAAATATAGGCATAGAAGGAAGATTTTGAGTTTGCCTAAGGTAAGATAAATCGAATTTACTGTTATGAGCACACCAGACTAAACATCTACTAACTGCTTCCTGGAATTCTTTTATCTCTTTATTTACTTTCGTAAAATATGAATGATCTTTTTCTACATCTTTATGATTTAAGATAATACTTTTTGGTTCATTTATTTTGTGAACTTCTTCTTCAGTATTTTCTAGTACACAATAATGGATTGAAACTATCTTATTCTCAGGATTATATGGAGAATTATCTGTAATTCCTCTTTCCTTATCTCTTTTGACTTTAGTTTCTAGGTCAATGACCAAAGTAGGAAAATTACAGTTAAATACTACATCATATTTTTCTATAAAAAATTTAGGTTGGATAATTTCTTTCATTTTGATTTGCTCTATAATTAGTTTATTAAATTAAATGGGTTCGTATGTAAACTTTTCCCCATTTTTTTGGCTGATTGAGATAATACCTAAGTTCTTCAAAACTAAATCATAGTATAATAATTCTTTTACAGATTTTAAAAACTTTTTATCCAAGCAGTATCTAGGCCCAAATCCCATATCTAGTTCTACAAAATATTCTTTAGGTAGTAAATCATTAAGTAGATCATCTTTAGTGGTAAATCCTAGCATACTCGCAGATTCTATTGAGTAGCTAAAAAACAAAACTATTATGTCTGCTTTTATTGCTTCTAAAGATGAAAACATTAATTTATGATCTAATTTAGAAATTGTTTTAACATCAACGGATAACCCATAGAACCAAAAATCAACTCCATTATCCCCAAATGTAAGCTGATCGTTCATTGGCAAATTAAATATTTTAGAAAAAGCTATTTCTCCTCTGTACCCTAATTCTAGAGATTCTTTTAAGGAAGGTTTGTTTTTCCATCCTGTCCTTAACTTATCGTGAAATTCAACTACGTTGTTAGAATACTTCTCAATTTTATGTAAATCTTCTTTAGTAAAATTAACTGTAATTTTAGTTTCATCATTTAAAGAAAATTTAGGATCATATAAAAATTGACTGAATTTTTCTGGCATAATCAAACCCCATATTGACTCAATTCTGGATTTATGTTGGCTACAATAGTTCCATGCCAACCAGAAATTTTGTTTTTACTGACAGTTAAAAATCTAGTAGTATCCTCCTCTACGTCTTCATTATCGTTGACAACTTTAGCTATGCCTATAATAAGATCAGTTTCTGCTGATTTACCAATCTTACTTCCTTCCATATC